AGCAAGACTTTAGTGCCTTTGGGTGCATCAGGCTTATGTATGTTTTTATACTCGTCTATGACGCTGTCAGCCCCCGTACCGTCGATAAATATAGGCCAGGGATCTCCACCTAGGTTTAATGTGGTAGATATTTCACAAGAAGGTCTATCTTTGTGTCTTTTTAATTCATCGCCTTTTTTATATATTCTAGAATATGAGTATGTAGGTATTAATTCTAGTCCTGTTTCTTTAGCCATTACAGGTAACATTTTAACTAATAATGTTTCCATAACAGGATCTGCATAATGAGAATATGTATTTGGTATTTGTTTGTCAGTCCATGTTCCAAACATACCTGTGTCAGCTATAATGTTGTTGTCATACATATATTTAGCTGCATCACGTTTAAGTAAAAAATAATTAAATGCAAAGTTTGCTAACTCGTATGATACTGCACCTTTAATTACTTGATATTTATTGAAAGCCATGTTGTATAAAATTAAAACTTACTGATATTCTTATATCATTTGATTTGTTAGGTTCAACACTATGCCAAAGATAGTATGGAAACATAATTATTCTACCTTCTTTAGGTTCTAAATTAACTTCTCTCCATAAATATTTTGGTAGTTCACCTTTTTTTCTAGTAGGCATATTTAATTGCACTCCTGGTCTAGGATCAATACAAGATAATCTACCAGAGTTTTTTAAAGATTTAATATAATATACACCACTAAATAAACTATTAGGGTGCACGTGTGGAGCATTATATCCACCCGGCGGATTTATATTAGCCCACATATTACCTAACACTGGTGCTCGATCTATACGCTCTTCTTTCCATATATCATTTATCATTACAAACAATTCATTTACTAAAGGTTGATATACAGGCATTTTGTGCATTTCTGTTGTAGAGTGCCAACCATTACGATTTGTTTTTTTAACACCTGGATCTCTTTTAGACCATTCAATTATTTCATTAGCAAATAATTGGTTATCTAATTTTACATCTTTGCCGTATATGATTGTTGGAAAAAATTCTTCTCTAATCATCTAAAAGGTTTACCCCCAAACCAAACTACAAGAGATTGTCTTACACCTCGTGTCACTGGTTGTACTCTATGGTTTATAAAAGATGCAAAACAAATAGCGTGTCCTTGTTTTAATTCTGCAAAATTATTTTTAGCCCCTAACTCTAAATGACCACCTTCAAACTCTGACGGATTATTTAGTAATAGTGTCATAGATATTTTTCTAACCGGTGGTTCGTGTAACATATTTGTATCACAATCCATATGCCAATCATAAAACCCACCTTGTGGATATTCTGTAAACTGAGCTGGTTCTGTAATTCTAATATCATCAAAACCAAAGTGATTTAAATTTGCTTTTTGTATAAAGTTATTAAGGTCTACATACATATGTTCCATTTCTTTAAATGGCACCCAAGATATAGTTGTAACTCTTTTACTAGTATCTGTTCCGCCACCTGGTTTGTTCATACCTACCTGTGCTTGTTCTGGCTTTTGTCTTCTACCACATTCTATAATTTGTCTACATTGATCTGGTGTAAATATTGGAGTTGTTGTCTGTATTATCCAACTTTTCCATTTAGGTTCAGTTATAATTTTATTTTCGTACATTAATTTACACCTCTATTTTTAACTGGATCGAAGTCGACATCCATGTTTGCTGCAAGAGTTCTTCTCCATCCAGGTCCATTAAAAGGATAAACACAGTGTCTCATGTCATACGGAAAAATAAAAAAATCTCTTTCTTTAATATTTGGTTGATAATCAATTTTTGCAAATTGACCAGATGCTGAACCTAGTATCTGTAATCTGCCGTTCTGTGGTGCATTTGCTGCGGAATATTCTACACCAAAACTTTCTGGTAATTTTAAAATCATTACACTTGACAAACCAGTAAACAGTGTTCCTTGATGCACGTGCACTGGATTGTATTCATGTTCAAACATTTGATTTACCCATATAGAATTTATATGTGTTTTATAATTTATTATTTTATTAAAATCTAAATAATGTTTAAACATAGACTGAAACCAAATTAAAACATCAACGGGTAAATAATTATGTTTAGCCATTTTATCGACATTTTGACCGTCATAAAACAGACTATGTTCTTTTTCTATTTTACCTACTAATTGACTATTAGCAGGTTTTAATTCAGAATATTTGTTTTCATATAAATTATTAATTATATGAAATATTTCTAAAGGCACTTGATACCTTAAAACAGCTTGACCTAAAAATACACATTTAAAATTTGATATGTTCATATTTATTTTTAATCCTTTCTGGGATTTTTTCTATATAAGGGTTATACACTTTTCTAACAGGTCCATCAAATACTTTATGCATATTACTACCAACTACACTATCATCATAAGATAAGTTATTCACTTTTATTTGATCTAAATTATTAAACCTATGGTTAAAATAAGGCTCATTTATAAACTCATATACCTTACGTATTTCTTGTTCTGGTTGTGAAACTAAATCATTATATTTTATATAATGACATAGATTAGGATAATTATAAGAATTTTTTATAGCTATCAAATCTTTAGCAACAGCACCTTGATCATTCATTATCATGCTTAATTTTTCTTCATCATTTTTTAAATTAAATCTGTTAACAAAAGAATCAGGATTTTCTGTGTACCATTTCATATAACTAGCTAATACATCAATAAGATCTCGAAGTATTACTATACACTTAAAAGGTTTTTTAAAATGTTTTTGCACTAATTCAAAATTACCTGGTGTCGTTACAGGACCCCTATCTATAATTATTCTTTGTGGCCAGTCTTTATAATAACTGTCATACACAGAATCTGATACATTATCTAAAGACTTATGATCGGGATAATTTTTAAATACATCTGTTTGTTTTAACAAAAACAAATCTTTCATTATTTCTAATGTAATAGAGTTTGGTGTAGCTGCTATTTCAGGGTTTTGATTCATAATAGATGCAAACAAGGTATTTCCAGACCTTGGCATTGCTACTAAAAAATATAGTTTTTTATTTTTCTTTGGCTTCGAGGTCACTTGTTAATTGCTCTTTCTTATTGTAAATCATTTCTCCTGATTTTTTTACTCTTTCTATACTCTTTAATTGACCTAAAACATTAAATATTTCTGGTTGTGAAGAACCAGAAGATAATGTCTCAGCTTTATTTTTCATTATTAAATGATAAGAATCTAATTGGTGTCTATTAACATCTTGTGTATCAAACGTACCGTCATCAAATTCTTTTTTTAATGTAGACCAAAGTTTAATTTCTCTCATACGATCTTTTGCAACTAATTGCATGTTAGCAAGACCATATCTTTTTTCGTCTATATCTATTTGAAGTAATTCTCTTTTTAATGGATCTTCTTCTTTTTCTAATTTTTGTTCTAATTTTTTTAATTTAACTTCGTTACGTCTACAATCAAATGATAGACTCATTAAGTTTTCTAAAAATACGTTTTGTTCTCTAACACACTGCCAATACTTTGCAGCTTTAGTTGGATACTTCATATCTTGTAGAACAG